TGATGAAACACCTATCTCTTTTGCAAGTTGTGCTTGTGATAAATGCTTTTGATTTCTTAAAAGTTTTAATTGTTCTTTAAACATAATTTCGACTCCTTATGCCTTAATCATACACGAATTGTGAATTATTGTCAAGAAAAATATTCACAAAAAGTGTTGACATACGATTTCAATTGTGTTATTATTCAATAGTACTCACAGTTCGTGAACATAAGGAGGTGCTAAAATGTATGCTTTCGTTGGGAAAAAAGAGGTAGGAAAAAGATTGACTGCTTTAAGAGGAGATAGACCCGCTAACATCGTAGCTCGAGCTTTATCAATTACTCCGTCAGCTTTAGCCAATTATGAAGCGGGTTTAAGAATCCCACGAGATGATGTAAAGGCACGAATTGCCAATTATTACCAAGTGCCTATTGAATCAATTTTTTTTGCTTAAAGCACTCACATTTCGTGAGTATGAAAGGAAAATGACACGGTATGTCAGTTAAAGTTTTTACAAAAAAAATAACCTCGTGGGAAAGCTTACCCGTGCTTTTAGACATTGAAACGGTATGCTGCCTTTTGCAGTGTTCAGAGAATACGGCGATAAAGCTTTGTAAGAACGGGGAAATCAAAGGAAAAAAGCTCGGCAATATGTGGCGAGTAAGCAGAGACAGTCTGCGCGATTTCTTTATGAACTAAAGGAGATTTAAAATGATTATCAGCACAACACTTGAAGCATTAGGCATTGCGGCGTTGATAGCCGCTTATTATCACGAAGACAAATTTATTAAATTCGAAAGCGACTGTCGCGAAATATATCGCGCGTGCAAGCGTCAGGGAATATCGGCTTGCGACTTGTTTAAGATGATTTGCCGCGAGGAGCTGAAAAAATGATTTCGAATAAAAGGACAAAAAACCGCAGAATCATTGCTCGGCACAATGACGACCCGGAAAAGAAAGAATATATTCCAGATCCGAATTTTCCGTATAGCATTTGCCAAACTTGCGCATTCCTATACAAGCCGAATCAATGCATGCAAATACAAATGTGCGTAAGCCTCGCCGACCAAGGCAAGCCGCGAGACAGAAACGCGACAAACGAGCATTGTGACACATACAAGCCGAAGAGACGAGAGGTTAAGCCGTGGTGAATGAAGAAGAGCTGCGTCCGTTCCTTTATGAAAGCAAATATGGCTACCGAGTGAACATAAGGAATCCATATGTCGCAAAGCTGTTTACACGTTTCAGAGATAAGCTCGGGTTTCCGACATGGTGCCCTTGCAACGACATAGAGAGACTCGAATTTGAGACGGCGGTTATTCCGCTGCTTGAAAAAAAATTCGGAATAAAAGCCCCGAAAGTCAATGTGCCGCAACATATCAGAGAGCGGCTGCCGGTTGAGCTTGTAGCGTCCCTCTACGGCTTAGACGAAGAATTCATGTTGAATTTAGAAAAAAACACAAAAAAATAGCCGCCCTGCGCAGCAACGCAAGACGGCCGCCCGGTAAATACCGAAGCCAAATCATGTACAAATAGTATAACAAAAAATTCGGTATTTGTCAAATTTTCAAAACGTCCGTTTGGGCGTTTGGCGGCCTTGTATTGTATCGTATCTTTTCGGACAAAAAGAAGACGCAAACGGCTACAATGCAAAAGAAAAGGAAGTGACAAATACTTTGTTTTTTAATAATCAGTCAGTCAATCAGTCATTCGATGACACGCTCGGAAAAATCAAAGCCCAAATTGAAATAGACAGTGTCCCTGTTGAGCTTCTATTACAAGCTGAAGAGCTTGCGGTTATCATCGCCGAGGTTATGAGGCTTCGGCAAAATGACGCGCTCAAGGTCGGAGGCGTTATACGCCCGGCAGGAGATGTTCAGGCTGTTTTCTCGAAAATCGAAAACGAGCACATCATATACGTGCTTGAGCATTACAACGAAGTGCCGTACCGAATACGGAATCCGAAGCAATACCTACGCACGGCTCTTTATAACTCCGTTTTCGAAATCAACAACGCCGCTGCGAACCTATACAGCGCCACGGAAGGCGGACGGCCATGAACAGAGAGAAGCGAACCTACTCGGGCAAGCTCCTTGACGTGGATTTCTACCCGGTTTTTTCGGACGGTCGGCGAATGCCATCGCGAAAACCGAAAACAAAGCCCTCTACGGCCGAGCAAGAGAAATATAACCGAAACAAAGCCGTGCGGGAATTCTGCCGGATTGTTAACGCAAATTTCGATGAAAAAGATTATTTTATGCATCCGACGTTTACTCCGATTTCGGCACCCCAAAGCAGAGAGGAAGCAAAAAAAATCTTAGCGAATTACCGAGCGCGGGTTCAGCGACGGCGAAAAAAAGAGTTAAAAAAAGCGAAGCTTGCATTATCGGTGCTCCCGGAGCGGAAAGAGCTGAAAGAACAGCGAAAAGAGCTTATTGAAAAAATCAACGTTCTGTCCCGTCCGTTTAAATATGCGTACACGATTGAAGAGGTTACGTACAAAACGGGAATCTTAAAAGGGCGGACAAACTATCACTACCACTTATTCATTACCGGCGGCTTGGACGACAGGCTTATGGAGAGAATGTGGGATAAGGGCGTTCGAGTTAACGTCAACAATTATCAGCCGGAGCGGTTCGGCCCGGAAACGGCGGCAAAATATATGCTTAAAAGCACGCCCGAAGCAGGGAAGAAAAAATACATATGCTCGCGGAATATGACCCCGCCGCGAGTGCCGAATCCGTCAAGGCGAGACGGCAGAACGTCAAATCGCCAGCTTGAGAAATGGGCGAAAGAGCGAGTAAATGACGCGGAGTTTTGGGAGCGGAAATACAAAGGCTACCGCTTCGAGCGTTGCTTTGCTCGGAAAAACCCATATAACGGGCATTGGTACATATCTGTGATTATGTATCGGGCGACAGCGGAAATGCCGCCGTGGACGCTCGATGATTGGGGGGTGTATGAGTAGCAATAACAAAAAAATTCGGAGGTATAAAAAATGATAATTGCAGGAGAGGGCTCAAAAACAATGAGCGAGAGCGAAGAGCAAATATGCCTTTTTCGGTGGGCACAATGGGCTTGCGGCAAATATCCCGAGCTTAAATTGCTGTTCCACGTCCCGAATGAGGGGAAAAGAAGCGTCTATACGGGAGCACGTATGCGTTCGGAAGGACTAAGAGCCGGTGTCCCGGACATCTGCTTACCCGTGGCAAAAAAAAGATATCACGGTTTGTTTGTCGAAATGAAAGTAGGAAAAAACAAGCCGACCGCAAATCAAATTGAATGGCTTTCGTCTCTCGAAGAACAAGGATATATGACGGCCATATGTTACGGCTGGGAAGCCGCGAAAGCCGTTATTGAAAATTATCTCAAGTAAAAAGGGTGGGGAAAATGATACACGAACTAAAAATCAAGCCTCAATATTACGAAGATATTAAAATCGGCCTTAAACCATTCGAAATAAGAAAAAACGACCGAGATTTCAAGCTCGGTGACATCCTTATTTTGAATGAATATGACAGCGGAGCGGGAACATACAGCGGCCGAGCCCTCACAGTAAGGGTTACATATCTGTTGAATGATCCCGAATATTGCAAAGAAGGTTATGTAATTCTCGGGATCATCCCGGTAGGAGAACGCCATGGATAAGATTTTGTATTACGTCATAGCAATTTTTTTGATAATATCGGCCGTTGTGTTTTCAGCCGTCGCAATTAAAGCCATCATCAATTTTATCGTTTTTATCGCCGCGGCGGTAATAATGAATTAAGGAGCAAAAGTTATGAACAACAATATTTTACGCGCTATTGAGTCTCTTTGCGACGATATAGCCACCAACACAAACGCAAAGGACAATCAAAAGAGAGCAAATGCAGTTTTAGCTCTTGCTTTCGCCGGGGAATTTACGCCCGAGGAAAGCGAAGAGGACTACACCGAGGACGACTCCGCAGCGGGAGCGGAAAAAGATAAAATCAAAATTCCGAAACCCGGCGAGCAATTCGAGTATAACGGCGTTAAGTTTACCGCTCTCGGAGAGGAGCAGGGCGGCGTGCTTGCCATTGTTTCGGAGTTGCTTTTGCAGAGAATGCCGTTTGACGAAAGCCGTAAAAACGACTGGCGCACCTCCTCGCTTCGTAAACATCTTAACGGAGAGTATCTTTGAACAGTTCAACCGCGGCGACCTTCTCCCGTTTGTATCGGACTTGACTGCTGACGATGGTATGAAAGACTACGGCACCGCCGAGGATTACGTTTTCCTCCTCTCGTGCGACCTTTACCGCAAATACAGAGAGTCTGTGCCGCGCTTTAAGAGTCGGTGGAGTACTCTTACGCCCTGGACCTGCACTACGGGATCCTCTCTCATGCGAGCCGTCAGTTCTATCGGCACAGTGGACACCAGCTTTTCGAGCATCATTAGCTGCGTAGCCCCCGCTTGTCTGTTCAATCACAAAATCTTCAAGTAATCTGCGCCGATAGGCGCGTATGGAGGCAGCAATATGGAAAAACACATTTTAACATACGTGAGCGACGGCACCGGTAAAACCGCCGTCGCAATTACAAAAATAAGAAACTCAGGCACCGACATTATAGGCGAGGTTGTTTATACGGGTACCGACAAGGGCGCAGTTATCCTCGAGGACTTAATAGAACACCCAGGTTATAACGCTCTTGCTAAAGAGGTTAAGGAACTCCGCGACGCAGCAGAACGGCGCAGAGAGCGCACAATACGAAAAGTAGAGCAAGCTCTCGGGTTAAAGCTCTACGATTGGCAAAAAGCATTTATTTTCTACAATAAACCCTACAATTACTATGTAAGCGGCTGTAGAGGAACGGGAAAAACCCTTGCTCATTGCCTCCGCCTTTGCTTATCCGAGGGCGAGCCGATTATAGCGGCACTCACACCTCCCACAAGGGCGAAAAACGAATTTTTGCGCTATCTCGGCGAGGACGGCTGCTCCATATACCGCTCGCAATTCTTTATAAATGAGTTGCGACAAGTTTATAACAAGCTCCTCGCGGCGGGAAATATCGACCTCCGCGAGATAACATTTAAGAGGTAAATATGGAAAGTATTAAAATCGAAAAAGACGGCTCTGTATCTATTCCTAAACCTGGCAATATGAAAATTACGGTAGAAATGACCGAGGGACTCTTTGAGGAGTTTTTGCAATTCCGAAAAAGCAAAGACGAGTACGACAACCGAGCCTCGAAAGAAATCGAGGGTTTGCGCCGCCGTATGGAATTTTTAGCAAAAGCGGTTATTAACTCGGTGGAGGGCGAAACTGCCAAAGCAAAAAAAGAGGCTAAAGAGGAGGCTCTCGAGCTTGCT